GAACATGGGATCTGGGGTAACACCAATTTGGTCCATTGGTGAACTTACACCTAAATAATTAGCATTATTACCCCACCCAACGTGCATGGTAAACTCTCTTTCAGTGGCTAAATCAACCACGCGAGATGTTAATTTAGTTTCATCAAACGTCCAAGATCCAGATGATTCTAGTGCAGATACGGGTTCATACACAAAACGCAACTTTCCCTTGTGGAAAGGTGATGCGATTATTTCAAACCGAAATTTCAATGTTCCCCTCCAATATTGAAACGGAAATGAAACATGTGCCAAAGGCGTTGGATCCAACACAGGTACTGGATTCGTTATTCCAGTTACAGTAGTTGATGAACGTTGACATATACCTGGATTAACAACACTACGCCACAGCGTTTTACCACGAAGATAACTTGAACGCCACACGAACTTAGTCAAATAAGCTTCACGCTTGGCAATGTCTAATATGACCATATCATCAGGTCCACCGTATCCTGTAACTTTAGGATCTACTGTCACTTCCTGTTTGCAATCCAAAGCAAGTTTGACGCATGTGTCTTCTCCATTAAAGTTAGACAAATTTCCTAACGGCTTATTCTGCATATATTCTATAGACTTAACAACAGATGGTTTAGAAAAACCAAAAAGCTGTGCTATTTGACCACCTGCTGATACCGCAATCTCACTTGCTCGCGCGTACGGACCTATATAAGGCCAGTCGCGCAACTTACCAAGATAAGATGCTAATGTAGTTGCAGCCGTGCTAACTAATGGTTTAGAGTATTCATCACCAGATTGTTCCCACAAAGGATCATATTCAAAATTGGTTGGCACTGATAAAGTGTAGTCCTTCATCCACGCCCAAACAGTTATAACACAATTGTCAGTAGTTTCTTTAACTGAACTCAAAGGTGTCATTGATCGTAGCTCCAACTGAATTGGTGCGGATATTTGAGTCAAGTCTAATGCCCCATTCGGATGTAAAATTGGTAATTCCAAACATCCAGCTGTACTATCTGTAGGAGTTATTGATACATATGGTAAACTCGTCATTTGCGACAATTCCAAGTCCCACAAATATGGGGGATAATTAGCACCTGACACTTCAGGCCAATGTTGCGCACTAAGAATAGATTTCCCATACATAAATGGTGATCCATTAATGGTAACCTTAACACAAAAAGTGCCGCTCAAATATCGGTAAAAACGAATGCGATTTTGTATAACTTCCGACGATGATATCCATTTCTTAACTAAGTCGATACGACCGTTTACATTTGAGTTCATGTTCCATGTAAATGTATCAACTATAATAGGTCTTTTTAATGCGTCGTTAAGATCCGCATCTGTGTTGTGCATGATATTAAAAGTCTCATCACGCGATACCAGAATTTCCCGCGACCAAGTGTCCAAAGTATTAAACTTGACAACTGCGGATTCTGAAGACTCCCTCTCGGTAACCAAACCGGAGTGCTCAACAAACGAATCAGGCGTTTGTCTCCCGGGCGGAAAAATGTCCGCCACATTATCTAAAATATCGTCATGTTTGTTAAACCTTTATCATAAAATGTGAAGTGCGTGGTTTAAACACATCACAAGTGTGCCCACTAAGTGGTATCGTGAGCAATTCCCTCAAAATCTGCTGTAAGCGTGTCGTCCACACGACCGTCATCCAATACAGTAGACTTTTCATACGATTGTTTCCATTCGTACACTCGTTCTTCATAAGATTTATAAATGGGACCGGGATCTAAGTCCAAATATTCGAACATATCTTTAAAAAGAGCGATATATTGTTCGTACACTTCCTTTCCGTGATAAAATAATTCATGCATAGCGGAATGTACCACGGCGACTAACACATTTGCCTCATCACCGGTACTTGCCATTGTTGTATACAATGACTTATGAATTGAATTGATGTCCAACACACCAATTCTATGTTCCAAACTCTCTATCCACATACTTCTGCGCTTAAGAAAATCAACGTCATCGAAATGCATGAAAGGAACAATGGCACTCTTCTTATCTGGCATAGTAACCTTAATACCAGTGTAAGTTGATAAATACCGTTCATATACAACTAATGAAAAATCCCTCGTCGGACAAACACTGGCAACAAAATCATCACCATATGTGATGTTAGCAACATTTTGTCGAAATACTAATGGTTCATACAAAAAGTGTCTATAAAATGCACATCGTATCAATAAACTATTGCAAATAGAATTTAATACTGATGTTAAATTATGTCCACTTGGCGTAGTACCATGTAATCGAATCAATGTACCGTTGAAATTAATTAATGGGTTTGATAGCATAACTGCCAATCCCCGCATTACAATTAATTCTCTTCGTGAATAATTGCCAGTACGCTCAGCAAACCGTACCAAAATCATAGCCGCTTCGCGAACCAAAACGCTAGGTAAAGTTGTGTCCCAACCTTTATAATCACCTGCTATAATACGATCTCGACCAAATTTGGAAACATGTCCATCTAAAGCGTCCCACTCCAAAGAAAAAGGATTTATGCCAACAGCACACTCAGAATCTAATGGATGAAGACACAGCGCTCGGATAATAGGTAAGAAATACTTTCTCACTCCAAGTTGCATACCTATGTCGGCCGCTTGAAAAAT